CTCAACGACGTCAAGAACATCGGATTTCCAATCTTTACTGACCACTTCACTTAAGATAATACCCAAGGAAGTAATTCCTTCGGTTTGTCTTTCGTAAAGGGCTGAAAGAGGGAAAGGGGAAACATTTTCTCCATGGAGACGGATTTGCTTAGCAAACTCGAAACCATATTCTGAGACGTGAGTCTTAGAGGGAGAGAAATCTATCCCCCACTCATCAAGAATCTCCAAATATGCTTTTGCAACTCGGTCATTACCTATCACTAGGTCATCACCGAGAAGCATATAAGGACACTTTCTCCATTTCCTACCTGCCCTATGGCAGGCTAGGAATACGAGAAAGTGGTGGGCTAAAGAAGTAGATGCCCAAGAGGAGTAACCTCCCATTGGGTTTCCAGTCATATAGTATATATCCCTTCCTGCATAGCGGAAAGGTGTATATACCATTAACTGCATCCACCCTTTAGCGAATGATTCTCCAAACCAAATACTTAGGATTTTATAGTTTACTGATATAGGGAACCTATCTGTAAAGGCCGTAAGGTCTATACTATGGTAGGAACTACCTATGTCAGGGACTATAGTCCTAAAGTGTTTAGTTTGATTGAGAGTGCAATCCTGGTCAATTAAGGATAATCGACGCATAAGAAAATTATGCAGAGGCAGCAAAGCTGCTTGTGAATAATAATCAAATACGGCGACCTCCCGAGTTTTACCTTCTTTATCTGGAAGAGCCATAAGCTTCCTGGTAACTAAGCTACCCTTGCGGGTACTCAGTCCCTCGAAGAACCTAGGGATCTTCCTATAAAGGGAAGTAAAACGCGAGATAAGATCAGGTAACTTATCACCAGAGATAGATCGAATTGCTTCGATCTGCATCTGAGATAAAGTCACAGCGTCTCTGAAGCTAGTCCAGATGGCATGGCCATTGGGACCAGATTTAGAAGACATGTGGAATTCTTTGAAGAGTAATCTTCGGGGAATCCTACCCAAATCTCTTTTCGTATTGACACCAATATCTTTAAGGAACCTAATAACTAGCCTATCCTCAATGAGTGGCGTTCCCTTACGGGGGCCCGTCTCAATTGTTGAGAAACTAGGTACAGGGTCCAATCTCATAAATCGCGAAATGTATAAAACAGAAAAGATTAGCCGAATAAACGGGTAACTCTTTGAAGTCTTTACATGCGATATTATGGATTTAAAAGATTTTGGCAACCATGGTTCCACCTTAGGTACAAAATCATGGT